TGAAAGGAGTCGCCCCCAAAACAATATAAAAACTGAAGTATCCGCCGGGGCGAAAAATTTTATATAGCGTCTTCTCGCTTGTGAGAATGTAACCGTGAAGACATTCCCTATATAAAATAAAAAACGCCTATACGCAAACTCAGTTGGGACCCAGTCCCATTACACACTCGGGAAACCCGAGCGGTCCACTACTCCCTAAGGAGTTGTGAAAGTATAATAAGGTGCTCCCAAAAACCTCATAAAAGTGAAGTCTTCGGCAGCAGCAGTGCATTCTATAGCATGTACTCTTTCTGTATCTAACAAATAATTTTCATGCACCGCATAATAAAGCTTCATCCAATTTTGTTCCATCTCATCCGTAGCAGCCGTGCCAATGCCATCGTCTGTACAGGAGAAAGTAAACAAATTGTTTGAATAGTAGGGAATTTCAAATTCAATTCCCCCATTAGTCCAAGGGACCATGAGCATGGCACCCCTTTGTCTAATGCGTGGTGGAGCTCCGAGCATAGTAACCACATTGGGTGTGTCCGAAGCAAATGGTGTAGCAAGTGAAACAACTACATTATTTAGAGATCCTTCACCAATATTCTCCGTATATTGGAAATGCACTCTTTTCCTTAATCCTCCCTTTACGCCTAAAAACGCATATCGCAAATAGCTCAATAAATTTACATAAGATATGGAAGATTCGCCATACAATGGCATAGGAAGTGGCAAAATTCTGCCACACCACTGTGCCGCATAATTATTGCCAGGAGAACCCTCATCATCCCTGGCGGTCTCAACATAACGTTTGAGACACGTTCGGAATGATAAAGGTTGCTCACCGAAATGATAATCAGAAACATTCGAAACGCGACTAGAAGACGCGTTTAAATCTAAGCACGGAACCTCTCCATCGTGCTTGTTCTCTACAGATGCTTCGGTGATAATTAATCTCTCGGAAGGAAAATTAATTTCTGTCATCATATTGAACTGCATATCATCCGAGGACACAAACACATTAATAGACAGATCATCCGAGAGTGGAGATTGCAAATCAGTAAAAGGAACTACACCTATATAACCATTATAGTAATCAGGAGTAACAGCAGTTAACAAACCATTATCAGAATAATTGGTATGAACTGTATTTGATTGAGGAACCAAGCACCAAGCTCTCGGTTGCGCCCAATGAACAACAAATTCAACACATTGTGTCTCCTGAATATCTATAATCTTAAGAAAGTTCTTATTGGTGGACAAATCAGCATCTATAATAGCCTGCTGATAAATATTAGGTTCATAAAAGAATGCCAGTTTCCCTCGATGGAATGCTGAACAAACTATTTGAAACTTAAATTTCATAGATCCCCTCCAATATTGAAATGCAGATGCCACAAATGACATAGGTGTGGGAGCAGCATACGTCGTTGTAGCCACAGCCACCGTGTTGCAAAGAGTAGGTGTAACTTTACATAGAAATATGGGATCAGCTAAAGGAGTATCATCTGGAGACCATACAAAAGTATGCAGAAAAGACTCTATGGAAGTGAGGTGGTTCAAAACAAGTTCATCCACATCAACTCCACAAATTCTCGGATCAATATTCAATTCTTGCAACGGATCAAACGTTACCTTTTCTGCAGTCTCCTTACCTATGGTTACACAACTATTGGTGAACGGCCGATTTTTGACAAATCTAGTATCGTCTTCAATGATAGGCCGTGACCATCCAAACCAAGCAGCAAGACCTGCTACCCCGTCGAATATCATAGAACTTGCCCGTGCAACAGGTGCAATACCGGGCACACGCTTCAGAACTTTACTAAAAGTAGCCAGCGAAGTGGCAACTTTTTCCACGGGTCCAGGTCCTCTCTCAGACTCGGTAGTGATTTCGATCTGAGTAGCAGTTGTAGTTCCCAAGTCAACGTCTTGCATCCAAGCATATATCTGTACAGAGATAGGTGTTGGTGTGTCAGAGACAGCACTAGGCGTATTTAAAGTGTAAAAGAACAAACTACCAGCATTTTCTAAATCCGCAAAGGCTGTAGCTGCACTAATAGCTGAAGTTGTAACATTAAATAATCTATGCATAGGCTTAGTTGAAATGAAAGGTATGTGCAACTCTAACGGTCTATTATCCTTAACGTCCATAACAATCGCCCCCGGCGCCTGCGACAAATAAGTCAGAAGTAGGGGGCGAACAGTAGGATCCAAGGCAACATTTGCCAACAAATTTACTAACGTCTCATTATTCAAAGGATAAGGCTGGTACGAAACAAGAAACTTGCCAGCATGAAAAGGAGTGCCCGAAATGGCAATTCTCACTTTTATGTTAGCTCGCAAGTAAGCAAAGTTCCGCAATTTAGCCCTAATGGAAGGTTGACTTGTAACTATATCCCACAAAGGATACTCAGAGCTACTAGCGACACCAACTTTCAACTCAAAGGTGTCGACTTCCACGGGCCGTTCTAGAAATCGAGTTATTGACAAAATCTCTTGTTGACCTATATTCGGACCACTTGACACACCAGAGGAAGAGGTTGACGATTCAACACCACCTACATCTAATACATTCTCATGAGTTTCGATACTGGACGAGTTAATACTATCGCTAATGACTTCTGATTCCGTAACAATATTTCTAGTTTTCGCTATCAATCTATCGTACCGAGCAATAGTTGCGTTAACATCGGCAAGCATAGTAAGCAGTTGTAACTGAGCCGCATCATAATGTATCTTGCGCCTATGTCTATTAAACTGTCTATTATGCCTAACTGTCCACAAACTCATCACAGGGTCTTCCTTAAAGTCCTCCATGCTAAGCTCACGTAAAATTCTATCTCGTTGTTCTTCCCACTCTTTCTTAGCAATGAGAAGACGAGTTCGTCTTAAATCTTTTCTCGCTCGTCTTGGGTTTATTCTCCGAACACATACGACGACATCTGAGTCAGAGATTGAGATCCATTTTTCATAAAGGAGAAAAATGACTAAACTTTCCTAAAAAGGAACCCTATGTTTGAACCTCAATTTCGGATAAATAAATTCGTTCTCATAAATAAACTATCTACAGAGAGGAACACGTGTTTAACGCCCCGCCGGGCAACTCTACTCGTCATGGGACTCAAGTCCCATATCGAATATAGAATAGCACAATTGGCTATAAGTAGGTAGAGGATAATCATTGAAAGACCCACCAAATCGTTCCACCATCAATTTCTTCAAAAAGAAAAAGCAACGCTCATACTGGTCGGGACCAGAACAATGGAAAAACAATTCTCTGATAGTTCCCATAAAGGCACCATGCACCTGATGTACTAACGGCACCTCTTGTGAAGGTATAACCCACTGAAGGGTTTTAAAAATAGAATTCATATCCAATGCGGCCACAACTCGACCTGTAGGATGATCTCTAAAAGTACGCTTCAAAAAGGAACAAGATGTAGGTTTTAAGTACTTCTCAAAATCACCTGTCTTGCTAGCTGTCGTGTATTCTATTCCAAACTCATCAGCGCAAAAACGCGCATAATACAAATTGTCAAATACACAACCTGAACTCAGATCCACTCTCGCTAGCAAATCGTCCCCATATAATAAAGGACGAACACATGAGAAGAAGTCCAGTTCCCTATTACTGGGATGTGAATAAAATGCATAGATTAACATAATCAAACTTCTAAGTGAATTATCCTCAGCAGTTGCGTACTTCCCAGAGGGCTGCAAACCAGGCTTTTGAAAAACATCCTGGGCCATCATGACCATAGGATAGCAAGAATCAGATAAAAGTCCCTGTACCATGGTAAGAGCATGTTCAGAGTAACCAAACTCTTTGCAAACGTTGTAAATAACTGTACAAGCAGCACGTCCCACAAACAAGGGCATGGAGACATCAAAACCACCATAATCTCCTTCCATCACATTCGCACAGGAGACATCATCCTTAGCTTCATTGTCAAACGACGCAGCTATCTTATGAAACAACTCACCGGCTGCCCTGTGCGTATCGACGCCTATAGCTACGTAAAACAGATCAGCAAATTCAACCATTAGTGAATAGAAAGGAGCCAAGTATTCCCTCGCAAGGATAAGATTGACCAAAGGCGACATATAAAACAACCTAGTCTTACCTTTTAAACACTTAGAGACTTCTCGAGGCTCATCCTTCAACTTGCTAGAGAAAATAAATCCATTATTCAGCTTATGCATATAATTAACCTTAGCCTCATAAATCATTCTCTTAAGGTCAGAAGTAGGCTCACGAACGAGGGGTTCCTCACTAACAATAGGTAAGTGATCTCTCTTTTTCTTAAATAAAGGATAAGCTGCACTTGTACTGGCGTTAATTCTTCCTATAAAAGGATCACCTTCAACGCCATTAATTGCTTCTTCCATGGTCAGCGGACACAAACTCATCACCCCAGAGGTACGCAAAGAAGAAATCAAATGCGCGGTTAAATACGTAATAACTCTACCCAAAACATCATACCTCGGAGTTTTATAATCATTATTCATCTTAATTAAAGCATTATTCAGGGGAGATATCCACTCTCCATCAATTCGAGTGGGACACATCATGGGTACTCCATACAAAATCGTAGGCTGAAATTTAAACTCATCTTCTAGGAATTTTTGCACTTCCGATTTCCATGGGTGCTCCTCTAACTTGGAATAATCTTTAATCATTATTTTACCCTCATGGCGCATAAAATAGTCAATATAATCAACACGCTGATGAACGAACACTGATTTGGGATGTGGCAAATACTGATCAAAGCTCAAATCATTCTGGGAAAAAACAGGTAACAAAACTTGTCTTTCCTCTAATAGTTTAATGCTTTCAACTATCTTATCACGATAAACAGGAATGGCAAAAGCAGAATTATTTCCTTTCTCACCTGCCCCGTGTATGGCAAGTATTTGAGAACCACTCTTATTGGTTTTAGCAATCAAGGGATAACCGCAGAGTCCTGCATGATGATCGTATTCATAAATAAGAGTGAGTGGTGCCACACGTGTGGTTTTACTTCCCACATCCTTAATAGAGACATTTTCCTCAATATACGCTCTTACCATTTTATCTTTAAAATAGCAATCATAAAATGGAAAATCAACGTTTTCAGCCAGATGTTTTACAATGTCAGAAAATAAGAGTTTCTCCATATAGACAAGCGATACATCATCAGAAACACCCTGAACCATGCTCGGGTCAATAGTTAACACTCGATAAACGGTATCCTCCGCAAAATGATTATCTGGGGGAACATAAATATCAAAGCTAGTCTTAGGTACGGCATGAGTATTGATTAAAGCGTAATTAGCTTTTACTCCTAAAATATATTGCACGACAGACGCACCATTATGTACTATCTTAACTCGACGTATATTAGTAGCTATTCGCCCCCACAATTGCTCAGGTTCTCCCTTATAAGCTGCCAAAGGCAGCGGAGCAATACCGACATTATATCCGAAGGTGCTCTTACACTTAAAGCGCATTCGCCTGTCCGTCGAGATGTTATCAAGGTCTTCATCTTTCGTCAGTTCCTCATTAATTGGATCAGGATTCCTAAAATTAGAAGTCTCTCCCTCTGTCATGGCGTCGACAAGCAGCTTAACAGGTTTCCTCGCTTTTTGCACAAAAGAAATGATCTGTTTAAGCAAGAGAATACACACAACTCCTGAACCCAAATACATTGTTCGCTTCCTGCTGAAAAAATGGAAAAATTTGCCCACAAAAATAGCTTTCTTCTCCATATATTTCGCTTTCGCTTTCTCTACTACAACATCTTTCAAAGATATCACTGACAGCAAATAAAGCAAAGTTTGCAATAGGATCCATATTAAAAGAGAAGATTGACTGAAATTCCATAGAGAAACAAAAAACAAAACAACCTGCAGCCATTTATTCTGATAAGCATTACGAAGAAAAGACTGATGTGGTAATGACATTAGCAACAAAGTTGTGACTATAACCATGAAAACAGAACTCAATATTTGATAACTCGTATTGAATAAATCCTCGGCACGTATTTCCATCTCAACGCGCCACAAATCCCATTTGGTAATTTCTACCGGAGGCATAAGTTCTCCCTCATAAGCATAAAGAGGATCTCTAAAAGCTTTCTCCTCTAAAGATTCAGTGGAAATTGCTTTCTCCTCCATAAAATGTTCATCTCGCATATTGGAGAACAGAGTCTCAAAATAATTAGGATTGACCTTGGCTTCTGCCAGCTGCTCATCACTATATTTCCTCATACCCATGACATTCGCTGGATCTTTCTTTGCTAGGACATATTCTTTAACAAACCCATAAAGGTCTCGATTAATAAGCTCCGCGTTACGATCAACATGGTCTTGCATTAAGGGGGTCAAAAAATCCGTCATGGTGTAAATGTCTCCCGAATGCAAGTCTACGCGCAATGCAGTACCATAATAATCTTCATAGGTATACACATTGAACTCATACCTATCTAACAAGTTCCCTCCCACTCTAAGTGACTCATGTGAATCCAAGGAGGAGGTGAGACGAGGCAAGTCTTCGTGCGTCTTAGCTAAAAACTGTGACTTAACAATCGCTTCTATAAACAAATACCGGCGCAATTGCGCAGCGGGATAAGCGCACATTTGCTTAGCCCACAATTCAGGATTATTGGTATCACCGATAACGAGATCAGGATTAGCATAAACCTTACCTTTATCCTCAAAAGCCATATTCAGCAACATGGGCAATCCATCCAATAATGAATTCATCTCTCCCAACTGAGTGTCACCCAGTTTCTTTGTCATCTCCAAGGACATATTTGCCAACTCTGAATAAAACCAATATGGGTGTGCATATGGATTATATCCATCGCAATAATCTGATTGCTTGGAGCGATTGAAAATTTGATCTTCAGTAAATTCACGGCCTATGACGGCCGAATATAAGGCACAAAAATATTTCAAAAGTAATGATTTACCAATCTTAGAACCTCCATGTAAAACAATTCCCATTGGAGGACGTCGATTACTATTTTTCTCAACAGCTCTTCTGCTGCCATATTCGACTTCTACTTCAGTCAAGGCAGCTACTAAAGCTTTCTTATTAACAGCCGTACACGAGGAACTCTTAACAAGTTCTCGGCCGACACACTTCAACTCGACAATCTCTGCCATATATTCCTTGTAATGCTTACAACCGAAAACGGGAAGACCATCATAAACCCTCGTCTTAAAAGATAACAACAACTTACAATCTGCTATATACTTAGCAACAGGGTCTTCACCCAAAAATATCTCATGAAGAGGGGTTTTATTCGACAACCCTTCCGCTACAGTGAACACTTGAATCAAGGCATCACAAACAACTGTGATAATCTCAAAAATGGAAGCTTCCTTATAATGTTTGAACTTCCCAAAAACTTTCTTAATCTCGTGTTTCCTATTCGGAAAAAATTCATGAGCTGCCATCAAAAGCACAACGTTGCGTATGGCATCTACAAAGGGAGAGTCATAAGCACTCTCTATAAATGATTTTATGTAAAGGAGTCCATCCTTAACAGGATGTAATCCTGCTTGAGTAAAAACAGTTTCTTTACCATAAGATTTTCTAAATTCATTTTCTATACTGGCGGGATCTGCAAAATCCACACCTATTCTAAAGGCGGTAAAGAATAACATAAACCTGGAACTGAACGTGTTCCAGGAACCCGAAAACATACGGGCAAAACAGGCTACTATAACTAATTGAACTATATATAATAAAAATCTGTACAAACGTCTCTTAGGAAAAATACTCTTAATCTTATCTAAAATTTTATCTATTTCTAAGGCATCCAGCATCTCTAAAATAAACTTTTTATACTTCAATAACAAACTCTTGAGCTCCTGAGGCACTACGTGAGTGATCCAATGGAACATTCTTGCAGCAAAAGAAAACTCATACAAAGAGCCATCATCCTTACATCGCCATGAATCACATTCATCAGGGCGATCAAACTTTTCATAAATAAGGCTCCTCAATCTAGTTCTCTCTGATTCAGGAAAGGGAATTCCATATTTATCACAATAAATAATGCGATACATAGGATCCATCTTCTGAATTTCAGGGGAATCATAATTTAACTCTAATGTATCTAATTTGGCTTCTTGAAACCTTCTAAATCTTATACGATCAAACTCTTTATAAGCGTTCTTGAGTCCTTTAAAATTTTCCTCAGAAAATTCAGTGATATCAAAGAAACCTTCTGTTTCCGCCTTACGGCGAACGGCATGAGTCTCATTTTTACCATTAAATCCACTGATGAACTCCTCACTGGTGCGTTCTGATTTCATTGCGCGCTTTTCAGCACGCAAAGACAATCTTTCGCGCTTCTCCAGATTGAGTTTCTTTTTCTTTAAGTTCTTTCTCTTCTTTCTAGCTAGGTTCTTTAAATCATAAATAGCATTCTGTCTATAAAGTGTCGGAGCACATTTAGGGAGCATTTCATCTCTCATAACTGTGTCAAACATATCTAAAATACAATCAAAGTTACACTCATTTTGATGCCTTCTTAAAACATTTAAATAAGGTTCTCCATCATTTATAATCGCAGTACAACCCGAAAGCCTATCACATGAAAATCCAATTCGTTGGTTAAACCAACGAATATCATATTCTTCACGCAATTGGCCATTCAGGAAGACAGCATCTGAAATTTCTTGACTAACACTAAAGAATTTATAATTACATCTGTTTAAAGATTTGTAAGTCACCTCACCCTGAGGTTTGCAAGTTTGGAAGAGCTCACCTTCCTCACTCACGGTAAACAAGTTTTGGACGTTGTCGTGATCCATAGTATTCGTAGATTTCATAAAAAAGAAAAGAATAATAAGGGGGGGGTGTCCGAAGACAAACAACAGCCATCATTTATAAGCTTCACAGCTCATAGTAAGCAAATCAATAGAGAAAATCTTTGAGCGACGATGCATTTCTTCGCCCGACCCGCAATCGGTGCCCACCGTGACGGGATACTTCTCCTACCTGCAGGGGCGCCACCCACCTGTCAGGTCTAATTATACACGCAAAGCGTTCTGGTGCACGCATGATGGTTTCAGAGCCTATATCCGGGCTAAAAATGGAGCAGGACTTGTTAGCGTTGATCCTACTCGCTCGGCATATAGGGAAAAATCCACTAGTAAGACGGCGACAAAACAACCATCTTCATCAGAGGCGACACTGTTCTCGCAGTGAACATATAAAAATTTGGATGATATCCGTGTTGTCCAGACACACATACAAAACTGCCGTCCCATCTTCACCTATGCGGAACGAATCAGTCTACATCATCATAAGATCTTCATCAATTCGCAGACACGAAAAGTGATTCTTAAAGGTAAACGCCTATTCTACCTTTGGTAAAACATATCGGAAGAGGCACATCCTCTACAACGATAATTAGGCTCCCAGCCGATAAGACATAAAATGCTGTTATACACGGGTGAAACTAAACAATCATGGACTTGCCTTCCAAAGGGGTCCCAAATTAAATTATTAAATTCATAATATACACAAGCTATACATTCATCACAGGGCTGTTCCCTAGAATACATAGCAACCATCACAATTGGTGGTGGTAAGAAAAACCTATTTAGGCATAGCGCAGAATTACGCTGCCGACAAAGAATTCAGATAGCTGATAGTACCACAACTTGAGTACAGACACAGCGTTCTGGAAACTTATTGGCTTTTAACTAATTCAGACTAAACAAAAACATAAAAAGAACAATTGCACTAGGTGCAATTTTTGGGGGGATATAAA